GGAGAGCTCAGTACCCTTAGTAAAAGAGAAGCGGAAAAAATAAAAGCCGAAATCAAAGCCGCCAATGAGCAGATAAGTCTTTTATCAGCGGAAAAGGATAAAATTACAGCCGACTGCAATAGTTTCAAGGCTGAACGTGATGAATACTACGAGCAAATGAAGAAGCTTGAAAGCCGACCTGTGGAAACAGTCATTGCGGAGCCTTCCGAGGAACTTCTGAGGTCAATCCGAGAAGAGGCTGCCAAGGAAGCCGAAAAGAACATGGTATCTGCAAAGTCTGAATATGAGAAAGCAATTAAGGAGCTTAAGAAAGAAAAGAAAGTGGCTGAAAGCAGGGTCAAGGAGATAGAAGAAGCTCATAAAAAGGAGCTTGATGATATGTCCGCATCGCTGGGAGCGGACAAGGCAGCCACTGATGAACGAATAAAAGAGCTTGAACGCAAATTGCAGTCGGCTGAAAAACCTGCCGATGCAGAACTTATAGAATTTAAATTCTATTTTTCAGAGACCCAGGAGAGCCTTAAAAAAATGATATCGGCACTGAATAATGTGTCAGATCCTGAGAAAAAACAAAAATTCAAGGGAGCGGCAGTCAAATTCGTCTCAGCAATTTTATCGGATTTGGAGGGCTGACAATGGCATATATAGAACGTGAAGCGGTTCTTAAAATCATCAGCAAATACGATTGTTCGTCTGGGTCTTTAATTGGGCATCATAGCGGGACTGTTGATGTGATAGGCAGCATTATATATAACCTGCCTATTGCTGATGTTGCACCCGTGAAGCATGGCAAATGGTTGAATTTTTACGGAAATTACACTACAGCCGAATGCGACGTATGCGGAGAATGCTTTGAGGTCACTTTTGAGGGTGAAAGCAATAAAATGTTGTTTGACGCATTTAGGCAGTCTTACCGATATTGCCCCAACTGTGGGGCGAAAATGAACGGAGGTGATTAAAATGCGTGAAATTGAAGAGCAGACCAAGGAAGATGCGGACGAGGATTTGAGCAGACCCGCATTGATGAAGGCTGAATACAAAGGCATTCATAATAGTATATGACCGCACATACCACCATATGTGCGGTTAAAAAAATCACGGCATGAGCCGTTTTGAGCCCTCGGTTAAATATTAACTTCTCAGCCATTTTGAAATGAGGTGTAACGATTGGCAACAATGGCAGGCATTGCGGAACGATACCGCAAGGTAAAGGATTTCGGAGACTGGAAAGAGATTGAAAACTACATCGTTGCACCAAACCTGGGCAATACGTCCTCACGGGCACCGAGGGAAAAGCCTACAAATGAAGCTGTACGCAAGGTCAATCAGCGCAAGGCGGTTGAGAGGTGTGAAGACAAGCTGCGTGCAAACTTCAAGCCATATGATAAATTCACAACATTGACCTTTGCCGAAAATCCCGACAGTAAGCAGAAAGCAGCAAGGGCATACGATGCTTTCATGAAACGTCTGCGCAGAAGATGCGACAAGCTGGGCATTGAGGTAAGGTTCTGCAAGACCATTGAGCAGGGGGAGCGCACAGGACGTTGGCACATACACGCAGTGATAAATGACGAAGTGCCATACGAGCTTATCCGTGACTGTTGGGCAAAATGCGGAAATATTTTTGTTAAATCTCTGTGGGGAGATGGCAGTGGATTTGCCAACGTACATAATCTTGCGGAATACTTTGTGGGAGTAAACAAAAAGGACAAGCGGCTTGACGAAAAAATCAAGTCAGAACGCACTTACAGTTTTTCTTCCAACTGTGTTGAGCCTGTTATCACTTATGAGCCTATGAGCGCAAAATGGCTTGATGTTCCTCGTGTGCCTCATGGCTGGACGCTTGTGCCTGCGTCCCTTGCGGAATATGTGGACGCATACGGGTTAAAACACCAGAAATATATCATCACACGCCTTCCCGATGACGATATACCCAAGCCTGCAAGAGGTTATCGTGGACGTTTATCGGAAGCAGATACAAAGCAGGCGTGGGAGCTGGAGCAGTCGGGAGCATCAAGAAAGGAGACTGCAAAGCGATTTAATGTCTGTGAACGCACACTGACTCGGAGCTATGAGCATTATGCTTTAGGCTCGCCTTTGAGGAAAAAAAGAGAATAGGAGGAACAGCTATGAGCAAAGAGAACAAGAAAGAGGATTTCATTGAATTTGTCGGAGGTCATATATGGGACGCTGATGTAATAGCGGAACGTCTCGAGGAGCTGGGATATTTTTCTGCGCCTGCATCAATCAGATATCACGGAAACGTTACGGGCGGTCTGTATGTACATTCCAAGGTGGTAACGCTGGAGTTGCTGAACCTTACGGAACGACTTAGCCTGAGGTGGAGCAGACCCGAAAGCCCGTACATCGTGGGAATGTTCCATGATGTATGCAAGGTGGATAACTATAAGCGTGAGATTATCAGGGAAGAGTGCGCTGACAGCGGTATGATGGTGTGCAAAATCGAAGGAAAATGGGTGTACAGCAACGACGTGATCCTACCGGGACACGGTGAGAAGTCAGTGATACTTACGCAAAATATCATTGGCAAGCTTACAGAAGAGGAAATCATGTGCATCAGGTGGCATATGGGAGCTTTTGACGACATAGAGAACTGGAAGTATTACAGTGCGGCTGTAAAAAAATATCCGAACGTGCTATATACGCACGCAGCGGATATGATAGCATCTCATATTGCAGGCGTGTAAGGGAGGCGGCCCAAATGTCCAAATGTAATACCTGTGTTTATCGCTTCCGTGACGAACATCGAACAGCCTGCGGGTATATCCTAAGCACCGGAGCGCCGAGGGGCTGCACTGTGGAGGAATGCGATAAATACAAACGTGGCAGATCATACGCAAAGAAAGCCGCACTTGCGGCTGTATCAATAAAGGGAAGGAGAGTAAAATGATAGAGATCGACTGGAAAGCAGAAGCTGTGAAAGAGCTGAGAAACTACAAATTCAACGTGCAGGGTGTAAAGAACCTGCGGGAGCGGATAGAGATACTTGACGCTCAGCTTGAGGGCATTCGTTCTCCCGGAAGCACCGAGGGAGCAGGGAGCGGACGTGAGCGTGATGAGACCTACTGCGACGTTATCACTAAGCGGGACAATATGCGCAGGCGGCTCTCAGTCATCGAGCGTGAAGTACAGCTCATAGATAAAGCACTGTCAGCCCTCAGTCAACCTGAGCGTGACGCTCTCACTATCAGGTATGTAAACAGCGAATATAACAGCATAGGGCATATCTGCTCAGCACTTCACGTTGAGCGCACAAAAGCCTACAGTATCTGCGCAGGAGCATTGCAGCATTTTTCGGCCGCCCTTTTTGGTTTGTCAGCCGAAAAATAAGGGAGCGGAAGTCCTGCGGAAAATCTGCGGACAAATTGCGGACAAAATGCGTACTCCAAACGCTGCTTTTTGTGCTATGCTATTATCATAGCAAAGTGTAAAGGGGGCATAATATGCGCAGGTCATGCGTCTATTGCGGGCGTATTCACCCAAAGGGGTATATATGTCCGTTAAAGCCTGTGCGGCGCAAAGGACGTTCAAATGCGGACAGGTTCCGAAGCACATCTGCGTGGCAGAAAAAGCGTGAGCATATAGCCGCAAGAGACCGCAATTTATGCCGTGTATGTCTCAAAAACGGCATATATTCGCATGATATCCAGGTGCATCATATCACACCGCTTGCAGTCGATTACAGCAAACGGCTTGACGATGATAACCTTATCTGCCTGTGTCCGATGCACCACGAAGCCGCAGAAAAGGGCGATATTCCAGCAGATATGCTGCGGACCCTGGCAGCTTCTCCCATATTCGGCTAATATCCCCCGGGCCGTGTGCTTTAGTCGGATAAAGCCTTTTTAGACCAACGCCTGCCCTCTGTACACAAAAAATTCCCTAAATGAAATTTTCGGAGGTGAGAGTGTGAGCAGACCTGCTAAAAGCGTCAACGTTACGTCCAAGCATTTGACGAAAGAGGAGAAGGAAGCCCGTTCAGACAAAGAGGAAAAGCTCAGGGGCAAAAGCAAAAAGCCGCCGACTGCCCCAGTGTGGCTGACGGCAAATCAGAAGAAGATTTTCAGGCTCATTGTGGCGGAGCTGAAAGAGGCGGATATCCTGTGCAAGCTTGATGTGTGGATATTACAGGAGTGTGTTATTGCGATAGACAGTCTGGAGCAGATAGACAAGGCCTGCAATGCTGACCCCACACTCATATATGCCAAGGATGTTCTTTCGGCAAGAGAGAAAAATACAAAGATACTCTTCCGCTGCTGCAATGAACTGTCGCTCTCGCCTCAGTCCAGAGCCAAGATAGCAAATATCAACGTTCAGGCTGACGA